CAACTGGTTTTCCGAGTTTTTCTACAGAGGTTTCTCCGATGAGTTTCCCGAATGGGCCTCTATCAGAGCAACTTATAGGGATAACCCTCGTATGTCTGAAACAGATATATTAGAGGCGCGTAAGTCTATGTCGGAAGCAGAGTTCAAACAAGAGTATGAAGCTGATTTTAATACTTATGCAGGACAGATATGGAGTTTTGACTTTGAAAAGAACGTTAAAGACTTATCTCAGTTTGATACTAAAACGATGGACGTGTTCGCGGGGTTGGACGTAGGTTTCAAAGACCCCACCGCATTATGTATAATAGCCTATGATTGGGATACCCAACAATACTACTTAGTAGATGAATATCTTAATGCAGAGAGAACGACAGAACAACACGCAGTCGAAATACAGAAACTCATAGATAGGTGGAATGTAGACTATATTTACATTGACTCCGCAGCACAACAAACCCGGTTTGACCTTGCACAAAACTATGACATTACTACTATTAATGCAAAGAAGTCCGTACTAGATGGAATCGGACATGTCGCAGCTATCGTAGATAACGGCTTTCTGTTTGTCGATCAACAATGTAAACACTCTTTAGCATGCCTAGACTCTTATCAGTGGGACCCCAATCCCAATCTATTAAGGGAAAAACCGAAGCATGATATGGCTTCACACATGGCTGATGCAATTCGTTACGCGCTATACTCGTTTCAAACTGCGAATATATCCTTCTAGCGATACCTGGGCAAAAATAGTGTTTGACAAGCCAAGTTAAACTAGATATAATTCTTTTAATGAAAAATCAGGAACCAAGATGCCCAGGCTAAAACGAGATGTTGTAAAGTATGTCCGAGACAAGGCAAAGTCCAAGTATAAAAAAGGTTCGGCTTGTGAGATTTGTGGCGAGACAGAGCAGTTAGACTTTCACCATTTTTATAGTTTAACACCTTTACTAAACCAGTGGCTTAGTACCAACAAACATAATCCTGAGTATATACAAGCACTCAGAGATGACTTTATAGAAGAGCACCATGCTGAGCTGTATGACCATACAACTACTATATGTCATACTCATCACTTAAAGCTCCATTCAATTTACGGTAAAGATCCTTCGTTAGGTACTGCAAAGAAGCAGATGCGATGGGTACAGATTCAAAGGGAAAAACATGGCTTGGTATAGTAACATATTAGGTAGAACCGAAAAGTTGAATCCAGCCCAGCAATTTGACGTTGGACAAAAAGAGTCTTCCAGAGAACTCACTCTTAGCTATACGCGTGCATACGAAGAACTAGAAATAGTCAATCGTGGTGTAAATATGATAGTTGATGACTGTGCTGGTATTGCTACTCTTGTTAAGCCTGAGACTAAGACTAAAGGTGTTATCAAAGGTATCAAAAGAGTTAAGGTAGAGACACTACTTAACCGCGAACCAAACCCTTATCAGGATATTAACAGTTTCCGTCGAAACTTAATTACAGATTTCATTATTGATGGCAATATCTTTATTTATTTTGATGGTGCTCATATGTACCATCTACCTGCAGAAAAAGTTACTGTACATGCAGACGATAAGACTTATATATCTCACTACTCTTTAAATGATGTTGATTTTACTACTGAGGAGATCATCCATATTAAAGAGAACTCTTTCCACTCTATTTATAGAGGCGTTCCTCGACTAAGCCCTGCAGCGCGCACGATGAATCTTATTTCGTCTATGCGTAAGTTTCAAGATAACTTCTTTAAGAATGGTGCAGTTCCTGGTCTTGTACTTAAGACAGAGAATACCCTTTCTGATAAAATTAAAGAACGTATGATCTTATCCTGGCAGCAACGCTATAGCCCAGATGCTGGCGGAAGGCGCCCCCTAATTTTAGACGGTGGTATATCAGTAGATAGTATTTCAAATGTAAATTTTAAAGATTTGGATTTTCAACAAAGCATAGCCGACAATGAAAAAGTAATTTTGAAGGCACTCGGAATCCCTCCAATTCTTTTGGACTCTGGAAATAATGCCAATATTCGCCCAAATATGCGATTATATTATCTTGAGACTATACTTCCTATTGTTCGAAAAATCAATTTTGCAATGACTCGATTTTATGGTTTCGAGTGTGTTGAAGACCTTAGCGACATTCCGGCTTTACAGCCTGAGCTAAGTGATGCTTCCGCATATTATACTTCATTAGTAAATGGTGGTATTATCACTCCTGCGGAGGCTAGAGATAAACTAGGCTTCCCAGTTATAGAAGGTACTGAAGAAATCAGAGTTCCTGCAAATATAGCAGGATCCGCAGTCGACGCCAATGTAGGTGGTCGACCCGTTGAGGAAAACGAAGATGGCGAATAAAGTAAAAACTAGAAAAGCTCTAAAGCAATTAACAGACTTTTTTATAAAAGAAGGTAAAATTCTTGATGAAAATTCTTATATTGCGTTAAAGAGCCAACCAGTTCTTGGAGCTACTCTTAACTGTATTTTTGGAGGTTATAGAGGTGCGATAGCTTCTCTAAGGGCTAGTCCACAATTTGGACCTCTTGTTAAACATTTAGATATACCAGAAGTAAAACCTACAGTTAAACCTGTAGAAACTAAAGCACCTGTTTGGTCAATGCCTGCTAATAAGCCTGCAGCGACTAAACCTGCTAAAGTTAAAGTGGAGAAGAAAGATGGATAAAATTTTTAGTCTTACTTCCACGTTTAAATCTGAGCAGGCCGACGACGGGTCTGTTGTGATTCGTGGAATGGCGAGCACCGCTGATTTTGATCGCGCAGGTGATACAATATCAGCAGAAGCTTGGCAGAAAGGTGGCTTGAAAAATTTCGAAAAAAACCCAATTATTCTATTTAATCATGACTATAATAGACCTATTGGTCGCGCTACGGGGATGAAAGCTGGTCCCAATGGTCTAGAGTTGGAATGCAAAATCAGTAAAAGTGCCCCTGGCAACGTAGCTGAGCTTGTTAAAGACGGTGTTCTTGGAGCCTTTTCTGTTGGTTTCAGAGTCAAGGATGCTGATTACATTAAAGAAACCGATGGACTAATGATTAAGGACGCTGAGTTGTTTGAGGTTTCGGTTGTTTCCGTACCCTGTAATCAAGAAGCTACTTTTTCGCTCGCGAAGTCTTTTGACTCAGTTGATGAGTACGAAGCCTTCAAAAAAACTTTCACTAATCGTGTAGATCTAGCCGGTCAGTCTCTGGCTAAGGACGAAGTTAATACTTCAAATGTAGCTAGGGATAACACACCGAAAAGCGTGGAGCAACCCTCCACAAATCAGGAGATCAAAATGGATAACCAAAACATCGACTTGGAAGCTTTTGCAAAGAAGGTAGCTGAAGATACAGCTGCAAAAATCGCAATGAAGCAAGCCGAGCAAAAAGCAGCTGAGAAAGCCGAAGCTGAAAAAGAGGCTTCTGTTCTTGAAGCACAAAACATTCGCGTTAAGACTGGTATTCAGTCAGGCGTAGAAGCTCTCATGTCAGACATGGAAGCAAAAATTAGCGCAAAAGACGCTGACATCGCTAAAATCTTAGCAGAGCACAAAGCAGACCTCGAAGAGAAGTCTACTGAAATTACTGCTATGCAAAACAGCAAGAAGTCCTTCTCAGGACGTGAGCAAGATCTTACTAAGTTTGGTAAGGAATTCCTTATGGCTTCTGTTCTTGGTAAAATTACTAAGAAAGGAATGAACGGAACTCAGTTCGGTCAAGACCTTCTGCAAAAACTTGGTGTTCAGTTCGAGGATAATGCAGGAACTTTAGATACTATTGTTTCTAATACTTTTGAAGAAGAAGTACGTCTGCAACAGAAAGTTGCTGGCCTGTTCCGTGAATTGCAAGTCAATTCTGGCGCTACAGTTCTTCCTTTGATGGATGACACTAACCTTGCTACTTTCGGCGCTGGCGGAATTGGTGATGGTATCCTTACAGAAGCAGCGGGAAGTGTAGCTAATGAGTTTCAGCTTCGTGAAGTTACTGCTCTTGCTAAGCGTTTGATCTCTGGTACTTTCATTGCTAATGATACCGATGAGCAGGTAGTAGTTACAATCCTTCCAATGATCTTGTCTGCTTTGGCCCGTGCTCACGCTCGTGCAATTGATAGCGCCTTCACTAAAGGTACTACCGCTATCCCTGGCCTAGTTGGCTCTGGAACTGACGGAACAAGTATGATGGCCGCTAACTCAGTTAGTGTACCTGCTAGTGGTATGGTAATCAGTTCTAGTGTTGCATTGACGGCTGAGAAACTTATGAAAGCACGTGGTGAGATGGGCAAGTATGGTATTAATCCTGCTGATGTTGCTTACATCGTTAACACAGTTGAGTACTACAACTTGATCAATGATCCTGGTTTTTCTGATATCAGTGAAGTTGGTAGTGATTTGGCTGCTAAGGTTGTGGGTTCTGTAGGCGCTGTTTATGGTTCTCCGGTAGTTGTCAGTGATGCTTTCGAGCGTGGTGTTAACAAAACAGCTGCTGTTGCAGTTAACGTTAACAACTATGTTGTGCCTCGTCTGAAAGGTGTTTCAATCGAAACTGACTATGAAACAGCCAATCAGCGTACTGCTATTGTTGCTTCACAGTCTCTCGGTTTTACTGAGTTGTTTGCCGGTGCTGTTGGTAATCTGCCTTCGGTACGTATCGCGTACCACTCATCTTAATCGTAGAAGAGTAACTAAACTTGGGGGTTCGCCCCCAAGTTTTTACTAATGGACTTATAGCTTTATGGCAAATTTAATAACTTTAGACGAATACAAGATAGCCTCCAAAATCAACGGTCTTGGGGATGATTCTCGTATATCTAATTTAATCACAGCCGTGAGTGCATTAGTAAAAACTTATTGTAATAACACTATAGTAGACTATTATACTGCTAATAAGACAGAAACATTCAGCATTGACTTTGCATCAAGTTCGGTGCAACTAACAGAAAGTCCTGTTAATAGTATTGTAACAGTAAAAGAACGAACGGGAATCAGCAGTGCTTATGTCACTCTAGTTGCCGATAAAGACTACTATTTAGATACTGTAACAGATAGTATTTTTAGATCTAATTCTGGTACTCGATATAAAAACTTCCCACGGGGTCCCGGTGCCGTAGAAGTAGTATATAAAGCAGGTTGGGAAACATGTCCCGAAGACTTAAAACTAGCAGTAATTGATCTAGTTAAGTACTACTTTAAAGACGAGCATAAACAGCGACAGAATCTTGGAGGCGCTAGCATACAAAATGCCGCCAGCACTGTTGCATACCCAGATCATATAAAAAGAGTCTTAGACTTATATAAAAACTACTGATGAGTAAGCAACGCTTTGAAAAAGATTTTCAACTTCCGTTACTACGAAAGTTAGATAAGGAGGCTCGCAAGGCTGTACAAAGACAACGAGGTCAGCTTTTAATATTAGCTGATACTAAAGACTTAAGAAAAGTAATAGAACTTGTAGTTCCAGGCATAGAGATTAAAGAAGCAGACCTTTTAGCTGCTTTACAAGCAGGACAAAAGCACGCTAAAAAACTGCAGGAATCTTTCAAGTCTAGGAATAAAAGAAGGTTTAATGCTGTAGTAGCTAAGCTGCCCTCTATCGGACTTCCTTATACGTTAAATGAGGATATGTTTATAGTTACTAGTTTTTCTAAGTCTGTAAGTGTGGTTAAGGTTAGTATGCTTAAAGTTTTAGAAGATAGAAAAGTGTTGTCTAATGCTCAATCAAAAGATGTTTCCTCCAATCTTCATAAAGGTCATGGGGCAGAAGGAACAGCGGTATCTCAAGTGCAAATAGCATCTTCTGTTTCAGGTTTAGATGACAGCACTAAAAAGCTTTTATTGCACAATTTAGCTAGTAGTGCTTTCAAAGGAGATATTTCTAGTATAGAGTATAGAGAGATTAGTAGGTTAATAACTAAGTCTAGTCAAATAGTTACTAAAGCTGGTAAGCTGACTGCTGATTATGTTTCTGTAATTTCTTTTCAATCAGGAAAAGAGAATATAGCAGATTCTAAAGAAGAAAAAGCTTTAAAAACTGCTTATAGGTCTTTCTTAAAAGGCATAACACCTGAACTATTAAATATGGAAGGCTCTAGTTCTTTGAAGCAGAAAGCTAACAAAGTAGTTATTGCTAAGTTTAAAACGAGTAACAAAAATGTAAAAGTTAGTTCTAAAGCTTTGAGCCATAAGTTGTCTACTAAGACTTCTGTTACTACTAAGCCAAAGCTGAAAAAGGGCAAAGCAGTTATTACGCAACCTAGCAGCCCTCGAAAGAGTAAAAGAAAAACACAAGCATCTCCTGCATCTAGCATGCTAGAGATGATAGGCATGATTAACAAAGAACTACCAAATACTGTAAGAAGAAATATGCAAGAACCTGCACTTGTTAATAGAACAGGCAGGTTTGCGGAATCAACCAGGGTGACAGATATAACGCAAACACCCAAAGGGCTTCCGAGTATTGGATACACATACCAACGAGACCCTTATCAAGTTTTTGAAGAAGGAAGCAGCGGTGCTTGGTCTAATGGGCAAAGAGACCCTCGCAAACTAATTGATAAATCTATTCGCGAGATCGCAGTCAAAATGGCTATAGGCAGATTCTACACTAGGAGAGTATAATGGCAGAAAGGGCATACACTACAAGACGCCTAGGTATATTAACCGCTATTGTAGAAAAGTTAAAAGATATAAATGGGCAAGGAGACTACTTAACTAACTTAAATGAGAATGTCTCTCCTCGATTAAAATTTTGGGATGAAGTAGAAGAATTTCCCGCAGTCCACCTAAACGCTGGTTCTGAAACACGCGAATATCAAGGTGGAGGTTATAAAGATAGGTTTCTATCAGTCACAATACGATGCTACGTACAGGACGAAGATTCTGTAAAAGCCTTAGACGAGCTCCTGGAAGATGTAGAAACTCTTTTAGAAGAGAACTCAAACTTAACGTACATAGACCGCAAAAATGTGGTTCAAAGTACACAACAAATCACAATCATCAGTATTGATACTGATGAAGGTGTACTTGAGCCTTTAGGTGTCGGAGAGATGCTAATAGAGGTTCGATACTAGAAAATACTGGCAAGAGCAAAAGCTCACGTCCATGTCTTTTCAAGATAACATAGGAGAATAACTATGGCTTTATTTTTTAGTCGCGAAACGAAAGTTTATATCGCATACTTAGCAGCAAATGGAACAGAGGATGCAGACGCAATATGGGAGATACCCGTTCTAGACGGTTTTTCATTTTCACAAGGTACAAACACAAGCGAAGTAGTACTTAACGAAATGTCTGGTGCAGCCAATTCTAGTCGTCGAGGACGTAAAATGTTCACAGACTCTTACGCACCGGCAGAGTGGAGTTTTTCTACTTATGCAAGACCTTTTAAATCAGCTGGAACAGGTGAAACTGGTGGTAGAGTAGACGATGCTCTTTTTCAACACTGTGTAGAAGAGCCTTTGTGGGCTATGCTTGCTACCAATGCTACGTATACCAACCCTGCTGCTAGTACTAATGCTGCTTGGTCAACAGGTATTACTGCAGATGGTACTGATATGGATATTACCTTTGCCAATTCAAACCTAACTGAGCTAGCAAAAGCGAATATATACTTTAAGACTGATACAACTGTTTATAAAATTGCAAATTGTGCTGTAAATGAAGCATCTATGGACTTTGATATTGATGGTATTACTACAATCAACTGGTCTGGAATGGGTACAATTATTAGTGAAGAAGCTTCAGCACCTGTTAGAACTAGGTATGAAGGAATTACTAGTACAACTAATTTTATTCGTAACCGCTTAACGCAGCTTACTGCAGTATCCACATCGCCTACATCTACTAATTATGGTTTAACGCTAACAGGTGGTAATGTTACTATTAGTAATAATATTTCATTCGTCACTCCAGAAACTATAGGAGTAGTTAACCAACCTTTAGAAGCAGTTACAGGTACGCGCACCGTTGGCGGAAGTTTTAGTTGTTATTTAGATAACACTGCTTTAGGAAGCATGGACTTGTTTGAAAATATTATTGAAGGAACTAGTACAATTACTAACTCTTTTACTCTTGGTTTTAAAGTCGGAGGTAGTTCAGGTACTCCTCGTATAGAACTTAATATGTCTCAATGTCACTTAGAAGTGCCCACGCACTCCATTGATGATATTATTGCTTTAGAGGTATCTTTCTCCGCTCTAGGAACAAATATTACAGCCGCGGACGAACTTACGGTCAAGTATATAGGTGCTTAAAAAAAGTTCTTGACATAGGAGGTCTTTTGGACTATACTATGGGATAGAAAAAAGCTAAAGGGCTCTTTTTGAGCCCTTTTTATTGCCCGGAGAATAATGGCTAATTTTAATTTTAACAAAGAGGCGCAAGTATACCTTTGTCCAGCCTTTGATATAGAACACGGGCTGACGCTTTCTGGAACTATAACACCTTTTGTTAATTTAGGCGATAATGCTCCTATGAGCGCCACTCCACGCTCACAAAAAGTAGTATTTGCAGGAGAGCTGATTCTTCCCTCTTCGTTTACGAATACAGAAGAAACCCTTTTTACCAAGGGTGGCACAAGTCAAGGAATGTGGATAGGTATTACTACTATCACGGGGATTAAGTATCTTCAATACCGTACTGGGCACGGAAGTGGCAGCTATCAGGCAACCACAAATGATCTAGTAGTTTTAAATAAGCCAATTTCAGAAATAGAAGAATTTGATGGAAAAGCGCACACAATTGCATGGGAAGCAGACCCCGATGCGGGCACCGCAAGTCTATGGATAGACAATAAACTTAAAGTACAAGGAGTCACTTTAGACGGTTCATCTTTAACCGGAGATAACTGGGCGGGTAGCGGTTCTGGAGGCTGGGGTTACAGCCCTCATACTAGCGAATACTGCCCAGGAAACCAAACAGGAATAGACAGGAATGTTGCATGGTCAGGAGCTATTCTTTCAGGTTTACGAATTTATAATAATCAGGAAAGTGCTTATAAAAATCAACCAATACTACTAGACGTAGGCCCTGATTTAAGCTTTACGCAAACTTTTACAGATAAGACATATCAGCAGAAAACGCTACACGAGCAGCATAAGATGCACGAAGCATCTAATATTAAAAAAGCTAACCCTGCTAATTTTGATATGACAGTACATATGATCACACAAGATAGTTTAGCTACTGTCTTAGATCTTTTAGTAGACTACAAAACAGATACTTATACTTTAAATACCTTTGATTTATATGTAAAATTACCAAACGATGTTTATAAGCTTGAAACGTGTGTTATAACTAATGGGACATTCATAATTGAGAAATTACAGAATCTTAAGTTGTCACTCTCAGGACAAGCAGCAAAGCTAACTAGAGGTAGGGAAATATTATTTCCTTTACCCACCCGAGGTACTAGAACCTACCAGATGACAAAAAGTCTTGGTATTACTATCAACGGTGCAGCTCTTAGCTCTTGTCTTTATAAGTGTTCCATTGAGTTACAAAATGACATAAAATGGATACCTTATGAAACTGTCAATGCAGCATTAGATGTAACTAATGCTAGCAATTCTATGTATCCTTCTCAATTTACTCTGGAAAAACGAATTCTTTCCGGTTCAATAGGACAGTATGTTACAGATACTTCAAATACTGACGTACAGACCTGGGACACAAATGTACCACTTGTAATAACGGCAGGAAATGGTTTGAGTTCTACGAGTTTTAGAGGTTTTAAATTCAATCTCGCAAACTGTAGCTTTACAAATAGGAACTCTGTAGGCGACGTATACACTCAAGCATATGACTGGAAAATGAACGACAACCCTACCGATCTCGGTAGTAAAATCACACTTAACTAAAATAAGGAATAATGATGGATTTAAAAACACTAATGGTCGATACCAAAGCAGTTTGGGTTGACTTTCCTGGACTACCAGGATTCGAAGTCGAGATAGCAAACTTGTCTCGTAAAGAACTGACAGGACTTCGTAAGAAGTGTACTACTACAAAGTTTGACCGCAAGACGCGTCAAGCAGTAGATACATTAGACGAAGATAAATTTGTAGTAGAATTTACTAAAGGAGTAGTTAAAAACTGGAAAGGTTTAACACTTACCCACTTAGAGACTTTGATTCTCATAGATATTGATGGACAAGACCCTGCGAAAGAATTAGAATATTCACTAGATAATGCCGAGGTTTTAGTAAGTTCTTCTTCTGAATTCGACGGTTGGCTCAATGAGGTAGTCTTTGATCTAGATAACTTTCGTAGCAAGCCAAAAGGAGGAGCTGTTGGAGCGCCTGGAAAGGTTCTTCAAAAATAGTGATTCTAAGATGACGCGAGAGCGTTATTTTAAGATGTGTGAACAGATGGAAAAGGAACCGGTTGAAGAAGAAATACCTCCTGATATAGAGGATTTTCCCGCCTTAGCCATTTTAGCACTAAACACTTTTAGTGCACTAGGTGACAGAGTTTATCCTGATATCGGATACATGGGAAAAGACTTTACAACGCTACCTTTTTATATAGAAATGCATGGAATAGAGGATACAGAACTATTTTTAGAGATTCTAACTTATTTAGAATCAAGGGCTATTAACCAATCTCAAGAACAATTAAAACGAGAAAGGGATAAGCTAAAGAGAAAGTAATAGTGGCAACAGATACAGTTACAGTTAAGTTTAAGGTTCTGGAAGACGGCAGTCTACAGGCTGTTGGTAAACATGCTGATAAAGCTGCTGCTGGCTTAAATAATGCTAGTAACTCTGCTGATCGCTATAATAAAGTAGCTAAAGGTGCGGCCGGTGCAACCTCTAATAGTACAAAAGCATTTTCTAAAATGTCTACAGGTATTACAGGCGGCCTTGTTCCTGCTTATGCAGTTCTAGCGGCTAATATATTCGCACTAACAGCAGCTTTCGGAGCTCTTAGACGTGCTGCCGCTACTCAACAACTAGAAGAAGGCTTGATCAGAGTAGGTAATGCTGCAGGTGCAAACCTTACCTATGTTGCTGAAAATATTCGAGATATTACAGGAGCAGCCATTTCGATGGAAGCTGCTATGTCGTCCACAGCCTTGGCTTTTAGCTCAGGCTTTTCCTCAACCCAACTAGAAGATTTAACTAAAGTAGCTAAAGGCGCTTCTCAAGCTCTCGGTAGAGATATGGAAGATGCACTTACAAGACTGGTAAAAGGTACTGCAAAATTAGAACCAGAAATTCTGGACGAATTGGGCATCATGGTGCGTCTTGATGATGCGGTAGATGCTTATGCAGTTACTATAGGTAAGACAGGTGACCAGCTTACTCAGTTTGAACGACGACAAGCATTTCTAAATGCAACTACAGAACAAGGTTTGAAAAAATTCGGGGATATTGCAGAAACTTTAGACCCCAATGCGTATGACCAGCTTGCTGCAGCTTTTACTAACCTCTCTAAAACTGGTTTAAATCTTATCAATACTGTACTAACTCCTTTAGTGTCTTTTTTAGGTGCTAACCCCACAGCTTTAACGGGTGTACTGTTCTTATTTGGCTCCACAATATTAAAAACCATACTACCTGCTATTGGTCAAATGTCTGAGTCTTTTTCGAGATCTGCTACCGCAGCAGGAGCTACTGCCAAAAAAGCATCTAAAGTTGTAAGTAAGGCGTATACAGACGCTGCGACTAAAGTTAGTAAGGAATTGACAATAATTCCTAAAGGTATTCAGAATCTTACTACTAAAATTAAGTCTGGTACTTTAAGTATTAACGAGCAGGCAAAAGTATTAAAAAGTTTAAAGGCTTCGGAAGCAATAAGAGTTAAACAAACTGCGGCAGGATTAGGGGAGGTTAAAAAAGCTAGACAAGACAATCTTGACATAATTCGAAAACAAATTGTAGCAGTACAAAAACTTCAAGAAGCCGAAAAAACAAAATCAGTAATAACAAATAAAGGTGTTATAGCTGCAGGTCGAAGTAGGTCTTCTACAATAACATCTGCGGCTCTGAACCGTATGGAAGCAGCAAATGGTGTTTTAGCTAAGTTTAGAGTGGCTCTTACAGGCACAGCTCTTCAAATGAAAACAGTAGGAAGAGTGAATGGAAGCCTGTGGGCTAAAGTTGTAATAGGGGCTACAGCCGCTAGAGGTGCTGTAGTTTTGTTTGGTACAGCACTACTAAATGCCATACCTGTAATCGGTCAAGTACTATTTGTAGCTTCTTTACTAATACCCGTATTTAAGAAACTTTTCGGAGATAGTGAACTTGAAAAAACACTTACCGGCATTACAGATTCATTTGAGAGTTTTGTATCTATTTCAGACCAATTAGAGGATACTTTAAAAAAGACAGACTCGAAGGCAGACGCTTTTGTAGCTACTTTAAAGGCTAAAGTAGGCATAATTGACCAACTAATAGACGGATGGAAAAAGTATACAGCGGCAGTAAGAGAAGCAAGTAGAGAGGATAGAATAAAAGCTCAAGAGGATTTAGACGCAGCAAACCGAGCAAAAAGAGAGAGTGAAACCAAGTCGGGGCAGGGCGGAGTAAATTCAGGAGCCTTGGGTGCAGGTCGTGGTACTGCCACACTAGATGCCAGGGGTAAAGCTTTTGATAGCGCCGTGACAGGAGCAGAATCGAAAGTAGATTCCTTGAACACAGGTATCGAGGAATTAAACAAAGCTGCTGCTAAAATATTTATACAAGACGCTTTAGCTTCAATGAATGCAATGGCACCAAAGCTTAAAAAAGAGTTAACACCTCAGATAGCACTACTGACAAAAGAACTGAAGCTACTAGAGGAGGATAGCTATAGATTTAAGACTAATACTGGCTTTCAAGAATTTTTCGACGGCTTCATGGGAAATAATAAATCTATCATAGAGTCTATCATGGGTGCTCAAACTACTATGGCAGATTTTCAAGCTTCGGTTAATAAACTTGGAGCAAGAAAAAGTACACCGTATGACCCTATTATTGAGAATCTCAAGTTATTATCAATAGAATTTAATAATGCAGCTGCTGCAGGAGGCCAAGCTATTCAGGCCTTCAAAAATAATGCCATAGGTTTTCAAGACACTATAGACGCAATGAGATCAGTTCTGCCTGACACACTGCCAGGGGGCTTGCCAAAATCTCTACTCGGTGACGCAGGGGTACTGATGCTCAGCGTTAAACAACTTGAAAAAAGCCGCGATACTCTAATCACTGCTAAGGCACTAATTAAACAGCAGCAGATAGAGTTTAAAAAATTAAATGCAATATCAAAAGATAACCCTCTAATTATGCAAAGAGCTCTAGATATGCATAATCAGATAGTAGACTCTAGAAAAAATGCTGTGCAAGAAGAAATTAATCTTATAGACCTATCTGGTATAAGCGTTCTAGATCAAGAAAAACTATTGCAATTACAGCAAGAGCTTAAGGCTATTGAAGCAGAAAGGCTTGGAACTGCACAAATAGCTGCCTCTGTGAAAGTTGCTGACGTTAAACAGCAAATGCTTATAAATACATTAGTAAATAAAGAGCTCAACTCTAGAAAAGCTATGTTAGCTGCGAGTATAGCACTACAACAAAATGCTCTTAAGCGAAAAGCTGCAACAAATAGGTTCGATACCTCTTCACAGGACGAAATGAAATCGTTCAATGAAAATAAACAAGCCCGCCTGGATATGATAACACAGGAAACTAAAGCAAAGGTAGAAACTATCAAATTACAGTGGGATTTACTAGGCGCACAACTGGCTTTGGAGAAAGCAAAAGCAGCAAGGACAGGCGCAAGTGCCGAAGAGTTAAAGATTTTTGAAAAACTAGCAGGCTTGCAGGAACAAGCACGAAATGGAGCGACTGCAGCCGCAATAACTACAGGAGTTGTTGCTAAGGACAATATAGAAACTGAAGGAGTTGTTAAAAGCAGAGCAACTCTAGATGCCAGCACTTCCAATAGTGGCTCGCAAGGCGAGCGTATATCCGGTTTGTTTGGAGCTGGAGGAGCACTTGACCCAGACCAAGAATTGTCCAGTATAGGAGACAAGGTAGCAGGTACTATAAATGCACTACAGCCTATGATGGATTTGATGGGGCCTGAAGGTTTACTACTTAATGCTGTAACAAGCGGAGCCGCTGCTGCAACGGGTGCCTGGAGCACTGCATTTGAAATAATTGGTGATAGCGCTGCTTCTGGAGGAGATAGACTTGCTGCAGGCCTGGAAGCCTCTTCAGCAACCATAGGAGCTATAAGCAGCATGTTAGCAGCAAATAGTCAACAGAAAATTACAAGTATTGACCAAGAAATTGCTGCAGAACAAAAACGTGATGGAAAATCTGCAGCAAGTTTAGCTAAGCTTTCCGCTTTAGATAAGAAGAAAGAGAAAGAAAAGAAGAAAGCTTTTGAAATAAACAAAAAAGCACAAATGGCTCAAACAATACTATCAACGGCTTCTGCAGTTATACAAAGTATTGCAAATGCTGGCGGTCTTCCTTTTGGTATTGCTACGGGTGCAGCTATGGCTGCAGTGGGTGCGGCACAACTTGCTATAATTGCCGGCACGTCGTATCAAGGAGGAGGAAGTGCAGGAGGATCAACACCTACCGCCCCTTCTACATTAGAGGTAGGCTCACGAAGCAATACTGTAGACTTAGCGAATGCTAATAATGCTGGAGGAGAGCTGGCATACGCACGAGGAGATTCAGGAATCGGTACAGGTATGGACGACTTTAAACCCACCTCAGCATTCTCTGGATATAAAGGTCGTGCTGCAGGAGGCTACCTGGTTGGTGAGCAAGGTCCAGAAGTATTTATGCCAGAAACTGCCGGAAATATTATACCTTCTGGAAAAGAAACAGGTGGAATGACGAACGTAAACTTCTCAATTAGTGCAGTAGATGCATCAGGTGTAGAAGACTTATTAATGAATCAGAGAGGTAATATAATCGCAATGTTACGAGAGGCCGCAAACGAACATGGACAAATGTTCTTAGAAGGCGTACAGGATAAATCATACTAATGGCAGACTTTGACATATTTCAGAATGTTTTACCAGACCCCAATAATACGTTTGTAGAGGCTGGAGGCTCCCTCAACTCCAGTGGTACCGTTGTCAACACTGGAGTTTATGGACCTGGATATGCTTCTGTGAAGCTAGCTTCTGAGCAGCCACTTCTAAATACTCGTACTAATTCTGGAAGGCTGATAAGTAGGTCTTTGTCGGGGCATAAATGGAATATAGATATTTCTTACAATCCTATGACTCGCGAGGAGTTTGAGCCTGTAAATTCTTTTATAATGCAACAAAAAGGAAGTTTACAACCCTTTTTTGTTTCATTGCCTCAATATAGAGTACCTCGTGACCCTACTTTTGCAGCCTATGCAGCTTCAAATCAGTTTACCGCCGCGAGCACGGCAACCAACGGGATAGCAGGTCAAACAACTATAATAGTATCACGACCAGGTTATAGCTCAAGTGCGAATGGCACGGCAAAGCCGGGAGATATTTTTACCATAACAGACGGAGGGGATGTTCGACACACAAAAGTATATCAAATAACTCGAGTAGAAGTTGATGGTACTCACCTTTCAGGTGCAGCTAACCCTATAGCAACTCAGCAATTATTACATTTTAATCCACCACTTACCAGAACTTTAACAGTCAGCTCTGTTATTAATTTTCACGACCCCAAATTCAGAGTTATATTTGCTAGCGATCTAGTAGAGTATAGCTT